GTGTCGTCGTCTTTGGCGATCAGGCCGGGGTGAGCGCCGGTGAACGGGCCGATACCGCCACGGTTCATGAAGAGGCAATACCCGCCGCCCGCCTGGCTGACGCCGAGCACGCCGGCGCCGCCCTGATTGCCGGTCGGGCCGATGTCGAACCAGACGCCGTGCGCGTCCGCGCCGACGCCGTCATGCGTGATGCGGAACGCGCCCTTGTTGCCGTTGCCGCGCGACCAGAGCTGGCCCATGGTGACGAGCGCTGGCCCGGTTCCGGTGTTCTGGAAGACGACGGCCGCATTCACCGATTCGATGATCACGCTGAGCAGCGTCGTCGTCCAGCCGGGGACGAGCGTGAACTCGCCGAGCGATGCGACCGTCTGGCCCGCCGCGTTCCGGACGCGGATGAAGTTGTCCAGCGCGGTCATTTCGATGCGCCGGCCAGTGTTTGCCGTGCGGATCGTATTGCCCGTGATCGTGCTGCTCTCGACAGTGACCGCCTGCAAAAGCCCGGCGATGATCGTGCCGAGATTTGCCGAAAGGGCCGAAAGCGCGGCGAAGTTGGTGCCTGTCTGCTCCGGGCCGACGGAATTGGCGGGCGGCACCTGATTGCTTGTCGTCGCCGCTATGCCTGCGGTCGCCGAGACGGGCCAGAAGTCGCCAAGGTTGTCCGAGGCGTCGCGGGCGCGATACCAGGACCAGCGCGTCACATTGCGGCCAAGGCCGGTCTGGACGAACTGTCCGCCCGGGGTGATCTCGCCGACCTTGCTGGCGGCGGCGCGGTTGTTCGACGCGGCCGACCAGACCTCGATTCCGATCAGCGCCAGATAGGTGAGGCAGCCGCCGCCGGCAAAATCGGTCGTCGCCTTGTGGACGATCTGCTGCACGCCGCCGACCGCCGTCGCCGACGTCACCAGAATGTTGGTATCGGCCATGGATCAGCCCCAGGCCACCACGTTGACGCTCTCGTCGGCGAGGTTGAGCGTGCGGCCGATCACGACCATCGCCTTGCCATCGCCATAGCCGAGGCGGCCGTTCTCGATGCGGATCGTCGCCGTCGAGCCGATCGCCGGGGCCTCGTCCACCGGCACGTTGAAGACCGGCACGTCGCGCTCGGCGCTGTAGAGCGCGAAACGCCGCGTCGCTTCGGCCTGCGCGTGCGCCGCGACGTTCAGCAGGGTCTCGATGGCGAGTTCCGGCGCCAGCGCATGGCGCGCCTTCACGGCCGCGTCCTCGACCTTGATCTCGCGGGTTTCCTTGGCGAGGAAGGTCCGGAAGTCGGCATCGACGCAGCCGGCGACGCCGGAATCGTCCATCGTCTGGTAAATCCGGCGCCAGGTCAGCGTGAGACGCCAGCACGGCAGGCCCTTGTCGGTGTCCGGGTTGCGGCTGAAGCCGAGCACCCCGCCGTCCTGCTCGATCTCGTATTCCGTCAGTTCGTCCGTTGGTGTGCCGGGAGCCTCCATGCGGTAGACGGTGAACTGGTTGAGCTGGTTCGGGATCACGGCCGCGCCGACCGACGACAGAATGGCGCTGATCGCCGACAGGCCGGTGCGGTCGTCGCTGATCCAGATGCCGCAATCGTAGGGCGCTGCCGCGTCGAGCGCGTTGAAGGCGCTGGTCACGACGTCGCCGTTCGCGATCCCCATGCGCGACATGATCGCGCGCGCCACTGCGCCGGGGCAGATATTGGCGTAGTCGGCCGGGGCCGTGACGTCTGCCGTGACCACGAATTCCGGCTCTCCGCCGAGACGGAAAAGCCCGAGCGCCATGCAGGTCGCATATTTGCCCGGCCGAAGGCTCGCGGCCTGCAATGTCGGAAGATCGGGATAGTTCGCCGCGAAGGTGAGCGGCACGCCGCCGTCATAGACCTGAATGGCGCTGATCAGCCCGTCATGTACCTGATAGATCAGGTCGAACGGGTTCACGCAGGGAGCCGGGACGTTGTAGCAGCGGCCGAACAGCAGCGGCTTCGGCGTGTCCTTCAGGTCTTCGTTGCCTTCCGCCGTCGGCCCGCCGGAAAGCGTCGTGCCGGCATAACGCACCGTCTGCACGGGCCGGTCGAGATCGAGGCGGCGATCGTAGATGCGCAGCGCCAGATACGTCCATGCCTGCGAACTGTCGACGCCTTCGACGGTGCCGACGAGAACGACAGTGGCGGACGAATACGGCGCCCGATCATTGACAAGGCGAAGCAGGCGGAACGGCCTGCCGTCAAAGGAATAGCCGAGCAGATGGTCGAGCCCGCCGTCGGCGTTCGACAGGCGCATATCGCCATAGGAGATCGACGCTTCCCCCATGGTCCGGCCCGACGAGAACAGCGCCTGCTCGAACTTGCCGGGATCGCTGATGCGATCCTCGTAATAGGCGTTCGAAGGCGTGTCCGTCGGCAGCGTGTTGTAGCCGCCGGTCGAATAGCGCAGCGTGACGGGATTGTTATTCCCGTCGAGCGCGCTGATCTCCAGCAGATAGGTCGGGGCATCAGCCATGCTCAAGCCGCCTTCTTCTGTCGCGACCGGAACTCAGCGTTCCTGCCCTGCTCACGGAGCGCAGCGGCGGCCTCAAGGGTCGCCTGCACGTTCTCGCGGCCGGACATCGCCTCGATCTGGATCAGCCTTTGCATCATGTCGGCGAACTGCCGCTGCATGGCCTGGATGGCCTTGACCACGGCCGAATTGTCGTTGGCGGCATACCAGCCGCCGCGCATCGCCTCGATCTCCGGGCGGTACCGCTGCGCCTGCGCCGCCGGCATCACGAACTCGCCGGGCATCAGCCTTTTCAGGACGCTGTCCATGCCGGGAACGCCGCCCGTCACCCATCCGCCCGACGCCATGCCCGCCGCGTGTTTCTTCAGGTCCGCCTCGATGCCCGCCAGCGTCGTCAGGCCGGCATTGAGGTTGCCGCTGTAGAAGGCGTAGCCGACAGGGTCCGGCTCGCGCTTGAGGATGGAGCGATAGAGGTTCGCCACCGGATCGGTCGACGAGTAGTTCGCGGTCGAGGCGGTCGACGCCTGCTGCTGCGCCACGGCCGCCGCGTTCTGGGCCGCCAGCTGCGCCTTGAGCACGGCCAGCATTTCCTGAAACACGGTGTTCTTGTAGGCGTCGTCGGCGGCCTGCGCGCTCGCCTCCGCGGCCTGCGCGGCCTTCAGGTCGGCGATGGCTGCGCTTACGCTCTTCACGCCGTCGTCGATGTCGATCAGCTTGCCGACCTGCTTCTCCAGCGCGGAGAGCTGCTTCTCGGCGTTGGATAGCTGGCCTTCGGCCTTGGCGAGCGCCTGGTCGAGCGTCGCTTCGACCTGTTCGAAGATCTGGAAATAGGCCTCCGACGACGCATAGTAGCCGCGCGCCTCCTCCAGATAAGCGCGGCTCACTTCCTCCAGCCGGCCCTGCGCCGTCTCGTCGCCGGCAAGCGCCTTGGCCGAAACCTCGTTGAACTGCCGCTGCGCCTCGGCCAAACGCTCATATGGCGACAGCGGCGAAAGCTGCTTGTCGAGCCGGAGGCTGTCGCGGAAGCTCCTGATGCCCTCGGTAAAAGACTTCAGCCGCGAGATGGTGCTCTCGATTTCGCTGCGCTCTTTCTCATACGCCGAGCGCAACGCGGCCTTCGCGTCCTCGACCTTCGCCTGCGCATCGGCGAGCGCCTGCGCGGTGTCGACGCCCTCGCCCATGCCGATCAGGCCCATGAGCGCGCCGGAGAGTTCCGGCATGGCCGCCGCGAGCTGCCTGATCTGGTCGTCGGTGAGCTTGGCTTCCTTGACGATGTTGCGGAGCGACAGGGCCAGTTCGCGGTTCGCGAGATCGGCGGAAAGGCCGAGCGCCGCGCTGTCGCGCAGCCGGTCGTTGTAGCGCTTCTGCGCGTCGAGCAGGTCGTTGAAATAACCGAGGTCGGAAAGCTCGTAGAGCGATGCCGAGATGTCGTCGAGGAAGGCCGACCTGAGCTTCGCCAGCGCGGCGTTGAGCTGCTTGTCCAGCGCCTCGGCGGCGGCATAGGCCGACATGCCGAGTTCTTCCAGCGCCGTCTGCGCGGCCTTCACCGCGCCCTGCACGGCCTGCACCGCACTCTCGTACTCCGTGAATTCCTGCCGGCCGCCAATGAAGGCCAGGATCATCCGCTTGGCGGCCTCGGTCGCCGCCGCCATGTCGCGGTCGGCCATCTCGCGCAGCTCGGCTTCCAGCCGGGCCGCCTCTTCGGCCGACACGGAGGCGCGGTCGATCTTGTTGATCGTCTCTTCCGAGAAATACGCCACGTCGGCCAGCATCGTGCGCAGCTCCTCGCGGAGGTCGCGCATGGCCTTGGAGCCCTGATAAAGCGGGCTGTCCGTGCCGTAGCCGGACGAATAGGCCTCCATCTGGCCCGGCAGGGCGTCGTAGAAATCCCGGCGCAGCCGCAGAAACATGGTGTTCCACGACTGATGCAGCCGGTCGACCAGGTCGAAATTCTTCGCCTTCCACGCGAGGCTGACCGCCTTGTCGATCTCGCCGAGATAGTCCGACAGCTGCTTTTGCAGGACGCCGATCCCCCTGCCTTCGCCGACGGCGAGCAGGTTGTTGATGGCGTTCATCTGCTTTTCGAGTTCGCGCTTCGCCGCCTTCAGCTTGGCCCGCGCGCCCATCAGCCCGCCGATCAGGCCGGCGATGCCGCCGACGACGGCGCCGATCACCGGCGCGATCGTGCCGAGCACGGCTGTCATCTGCATGCCGGCCCCGAGGCCCTGCACCGCGCCACCGAGAAGGCCCATGCCCGGATTGGCCGACTGGTAACCGGTCGAAAAGCCGCCGAGGCCCGCGCCAAGCAGGCCGACGAGGCCCTGCATGTTGACGCCGCCTGAGCCGGATGCCGCGGCGCCGTTCGTCGCCGGAGCTGCGGCCGACACCTCTATGCCCTTCTGCACCCCCTTCTCCGCGCCGGCCGCCGTGCCTTGCAGCGAGGCGGTTTTCACGGCATCGGTGATCTTAACGGTCTGTCCGTCGACCCCTTCGCGGAAGGCGCTGAGAATCGTGTCGCCCGAAACGCCCTTCAGGCCTGCCCACTCATTCCGAAGACCGGTGACATCGGCACCACGCGCGCGAGCCAGCTGGAGCGCGAGTTCGTCCTGAAGCTTCGGCGTGAACAGCGTGTCGCCGCTGAGGTTGAACTCGTTGCGCAGGCCCCGCAGCGTCTGCTGTACGATCTGGTAGCGGCCGAGCGCGGACGAGTTCCATGTGTTCGCCGTATGGCGCAGCATCGACGTCTGCAGCGCATCGATCTGGTCCAGCGACATGCTGATCAGGTTGCGGCTGCCGCCTGTCAGGCGACCGTCCGCCAGCGTCGCATTGTAGTCGCCGCGGCTTTCGCGGGAGGCCACCAGATCGAGGAAGGCATTGCCCGCCTGCTGCACTTTGGATGCCGAGGCCGGCGCGAGGCTCACCTCCACCGGCATGCCCGGAGCGCCGCCGCGCCCCTTGCGTTCCCATACCGGACCCTCGGTGACACCCGCGATCGCAGGCACGATCGCCTTGCCGATCTCCTGCCCCATGGCGCGGGCGGCCGGGATGTTCGTTTTTGCCGACGGCGCGTCGAGCGTGAAGCCCCTGCCGCCCATCCAGTTCGACAGGCCTTCCGCGACATTGTCGAAATTCATCGACGCCAGCCGGGAGCCAAGGCTGATCAGCGATTCGAGAACGTCGCGGCCGGTGAACAGGTCTTCGAGGAAACCGGCGAAACCGTCCTTCAGCGCCTCGGCGGCCTCTTTGCCCCTGTCCTTCAGCCGACCGAATTTGTCGGAGGTCTTGTCCGTCTCCTTGCCGAGATCGCGAACGCCGAGCGCGGCGGCGAGGAACAGTTCATCGACGCGGGCCTCGACCGCGGCGCGCTGGAAACCGTCCAGCTTGTCGCCAAACCGGTCGAGCAGGGCGATAAGCTCCTCGGCCTCGCGGCGCGCGGCTTCTCCGGGGAAGAACTTCTCGACCAGCCCGGCGGCGCGCGATTTCGCCTGTTCCACTTTCGCGGCCGCCTTGTCGATGGCGTCGCCGGCCTCGTCCCACATTTCGATGTCGTTCGGGCGCGGCGTCGGGATCGGCACGGCCTCGCCGGCGATCTTGTTGCGTATGCGCGCCATGGTCTCGGCATAAGTATCGAGCGCCTTCTGGCGCAGGATGAAGTCGCTGCCTGCCGCCGCCAGCGCCTTATTAAGCGCGATCGCGGCCTGTTCGGCATCCGAAAGGGCCGGAGCCGCTATGCCTGTCATCGTGGCCAGCGCGGCGTTGAAAGTACCCACTGCCGCCGTCAATCCGGCTATGCTGTTGGCCGTCGCATCCGCGCCGACCCGAATTTCTTCCAGGGCAGTTTCGCTCGCGCCGAGTGCGGACTGCGATTTGTAAGCGCCGTCGATCAGCCTCAGCAGTTCGTCCGCCAGCTTGGCGAGCGACTGGTTTGTCGGGTCCGCATTGATCCGTGCGCCGATCGCCTCGCGGAAAGCGATGATGTCCGGCGATCCCGCCTGGATCGTCGCGACGAGATCGGCGATTTCCTCCTTGAACGGTTCGAACTGCTTGGTCGCGGCAAGGCCGTCCTTTCCGGCATTTGCGAGCTGGTCGAGCAGCGCCTCGCGGGCTTGGTTGAGACGCGCATACTCGTCCCCGAATTTGCCGACCATGGCCTGTTCGACGCGTTCGATCTCCGCCTTCACCTGCGAGGACTCTGCGCGGAAAATCTGGCCGCCCTCGACCAGAGCATCCACCTGATCCCTGAATGTATCGCCAAGCTTGAGTTGCGCGATCAAAGTCAGCGCCTTCGCCATGCTCGCGGTTTCGCCGAGATACTCGCGGGCGCCGTCGGCCGCGTCGCCATAGGCGTCTTTCAGCGCCCGGATACTGTCGGCGTGCTGCTGCAGCACCGCATCCAGTTCCCCGGTCTCCTCCTCTCCCGTCGTGAAATACTGGATCAGCGCTGCTGTGCCGGCGACGAGGCCGAGGGTGATCAGGCTCACCGGATTGACCAGCGACAGGAACGCCGCCCCCAGCGCCTTCACCGCGCCGGCAGCACCCATTGGCCCCATGACGGCCTGCAACTGCGTGCCCTGCTGCAGCGCGATCTGGAGAGGAGACATCCCCATCGCGGCGGTGACGCCGATGTCCTGGAACTGTGCCGCGATGTTCGCGGTGTTCATGCCGCCCGGTACGTTGCTGTTGGCGGCGCGCTGCACACGGATCACGTCCTGTGTTGCGTCTTTCACCGCCTGCAGATCCCTGATCTGCTGCTGCCTCAGGCGCGAGATCGTGGCCGCCGCCTGCTGCTCCGTCGTCACACCGCGGCGCACGGCGGCGTCGGTGACGAGGATCGCCTTCTCCAGTTCCTTCTGTTGCCGGACCTGGGCGGCGAAGACCGGGTCCATCTTGGCCTGGAGATTGGTGTATTCCGCCCGGACTTTCGCGAGCGAGGTGCTCACGCCGAGATATGCGCCCTCCTGCTTCTTGCGGGCCGCATAGGCGCGCTCTTCGGCGTCCGACAGCTTGTTCGTCGCAAGCTCCGCCTCTTTCGATGCGCGCACATGCTGGGCCGCGCCCGCGACGGAGCCGCGCGCGTCGATTACCAGCTCTGTGACGATGCGGTTCAGTTCTGTCATGATTGTGCGTAACCTGCGCTGGATCTATGCTGACCGAGCTTGGGAGGGAGAGATGAAACTGGTTCTCACGTACGGCGGGATAAGCTTGGTCATGTCGTGCATGACAGCGACGGCCGGTTCCGACCCTTCAGTCTGTCGCGAATTGACGCCGGCCGCTATGCTGGTGGAGATGACCACGAAGAAGATGCTCGGCGATCTAAAGGAAACATCCCTCACGCCATACGGCTCACAGCGACTGGATGAGCCGGAATCCTCTATGATCAAGGAGTCATTCCAAATCCGGGAAAGACTGCGCAAAGAGTTGGAACGCTACATCGAGGTGCATGAAGACCTCGCTTATGCGTTGAAAAAATGTGGGCGGAATTAGGCGTTGCCACCGGATTTCCTGTCTTTCAGGTACAGGTCGTCAATCTCCTCGATCAACTCGATTTCCCACGGCGCGAGCCTTAGGCCCGAGAGCCGCACGAAGGCGTCGATCTCCATCCAGCTGATGCGCGCCAGGCCGAAGCCCGTGCTCTGTCGGCGCGCGGCAAGCCGCCAGAAGGCCCGCCACAGATAGTCGAGTTCGCGAGGGAGCGGCGGAACGGCAAGTTCCGCCGCCAGTTCCGCGCGCCGATCGTCGGTGCGCGCCCGATCCACAAGGCCTTGCAGCGTCTCGCGATAGCTGACCTTCGTGTCAGGATCGATCTCGTTGAGCGCGAACGTGCGCTCGGCGTGCGCCTTCAGGTCTTCGCCGAGCGCCTCGTGAAAGACTCGTCGGCCGTCAGGAAGTCGATGGCCTGCTGCAGGAACGGCTTGCGCGGATCGAGCAGGAGTTTGCGCGCATTGTCCTGCGAGAACGCGTAGTCCTCGCCATTGATGCGGACAGGCGTCCAGCCGATCAGGCGGGCGACGATCCACTGCACGTTGCGGTCGCGGACCTCCTCGACGCTTTCGTCGGGCAGCTTGACCTTCTTGCCGTTCAGCCGGCTCTGCTCATGCTGGCGTGACTCGTGCAGCGCCTCGCGAGCGACGCGGTTGTTGTGCTCGACCGTCTGCGGATGACCGGGGCCGGCGAAGGTCCATATCCAGTCGGTGAGCTTGCCGCCGACCACGACGACCATGTCGGCCGTGTCCTGCGTGTTCAGGTCGTCGTCGCTGAAGTCGATGACGGCGACGTTTTCGTTCTTTGCCATGGCTGAAATCCTTTTGCCGTAAGGGGTCGCGGGCCGGCGTCGGCAATACGCCGGCCCGCTCACTGCGCAGTTTCAGGTGCCCGTTGCCGACGGGATGGTGATCAGGGTTTCGCCGCGGCCTTCTCGACGACCTTGTCGGCGGCTTTCTGCGCCGCTTCGCTCGCCTTGGCGGCGACGGCCGGGGAGATGGGCGCAGCCGCATCGACCTGTGTCGTCACCCTGGGCTTGCCGACCTCGCTGATCGCGATGCCCGCGAGGCCTTCGGGATTGTGCGGCCACTGCACGCGCAGGCCGGCTGCGCGGCCGTCGTCGATCGCCGCCTTCAGGTCCGCCGCCGCCTTGCGGATGGCGTCTTCCTTTGCTTTCGTCATGACATGATGTCTCCGGTGGACGGGCGGCCGCCTGCGCCCGGTTTAGGCGGCTGCGGTGATCAGGCCGCCGATGTCTGGTATTTGACCGTCGTCGCGTCGAAGGCCCCGCCGCGCTCATCCTTGCCGATCATCAGCGTGATCGACTGCGTGCGGGCGCCGTCGGAGCCGATGTCCGATTTGGTCGCGCTCGCCAGCGTCAGGTTGCCGATGAAGAACGAGCAGAAGTCTTTCGCCTCGCCCTCGTTTTCGGTGAACAGGAGATGCAGGGACATTTCCGTCTCCGCCAAGAACGCCTCGGCGCGCGACACGTCCTGCTTCAGCGCCGTGATCGTCCCCTCGACATTCGCCTGGTTCGTGAATACGTCCGGCGTCAGCACCGAGCCGACGACCGGATTGCCGGCGGCGTTGAGGTTGATGGTCAGGTCGAGCGAGCTGATGTCCAGCACGTCGGCGCTGCCCAGCCGGATGACCGCCTCCACCGCCGTCATGCCGATCGACGTCGTCGCGGGCGGAGCGGAGAAATAGGGCGAGTCGCCGCCATCCATGACGGTCATGTCCTGGCCGACGACCGAGAACGTCACGATGGCCATGCCGTTCGGCTGCAGCTGCAGCTGCATCTGCCCGATACGGCAGCCGGTGAAGACCTCCGACCCATCGATATCGATCTCGTTTTCCTCGATGGTGAACGAGCGGGGCGTGACGCCCATCAGCAGCTTCTTCGGCCGCGTGATGGTGAAGGCCGTGTCCGGCGTGTTGTTGACTTCCAGCGTCTCGGCCACCGTGATCACGCTCGCCGTCACGCCGGTGACGCGCAGGTTCCGGCCATTGTTGCCGGCGGTGGCGTGGCCGGCCAGCCGGATCACGTCGCCGACCTTGATGCCGGCGGTGATCCACGATCCGCCGCCCGCCGTGATCGTGTTGGCAGCGGTGACGATGCTCGTGAGCGATGCGGTAGCCTCAGTGATGGTAAGTTCTGCGTCGAACGTGCCCCGGAACACGGCCTCGATGAAATCGTCGTAGGAGGCAAGCGACAGGTCGCCGGCATACTGGCCGGCCACGGAGCGGGAGCCGTGGCGGCCACGGGTGATTTGCCCGTCGCGGCGGTTTTCGTTGGAGCGGATGGGCTCCTTGGTGAGGTTGATGCCGCCGCTGTTCGGGCGAAAGACCTTGCCGCTGGACGCGCCCGCCAACTCGCCAAAATTCGTCTCCGCCTTGTATGCAACAAGGATATTGCGCCCGGTCTGATAGGACATTTCCATCTCCTGGATTTAAGAGGATCGCCGTTGCCCATGCGGCGGCAAATGGAATTCAGGCGGCGCGGGCGTCACGCGGCCGGAAGCGTCGAAGCTGATGCCTCAGGTGAGGCGGATGAACTCGAACGGAATCGTTACGGAGACGGCCCACCAGTTGCCGTCAGGGTTTTCCGAGACGGTCCTGTCGCCGCGCCCGACCAGCGGCGTCCATGTCCTGACGCAACAGCCCGGCTCCACCTGGTAGAATTCCCGCACGCGGAAAATCTCGCCTATGGCGGTTGCATGCTGGAGCGCGATCGCGCGGCTGCTGTTCAGTGGCGCAAAAACCGTCACGACGATCTCGCCCCGGTCGATCACGACGTGACTGCCGGGTCGGCCGACGCCGCGAATGTCGGCATCCGTCACAAAGGCCTCGAAATAGACCCATGGCGAAACGATGCCATTGCCGTCCTGGACGACGGGCGCCGGGTCGTTCTCGAAGGCCTTCGGCGTCGCGGTCCACGCGGCATCGAAACGCTGCTCTATGGCGGCGAGAGCGCCGGCAATATCGGCCATGTCAGCGTTCCGTGATCACCAGCGCCGGATAGCGCAGGTCCGACTTGTTCCCGGCCCTTGTCGACGACACGCCTCCGCCGATGATGCCGCGATAGGTGAAGCCTATCTTCGCGACATTGCCGAAGCGGCTGCGGACCTTCTTCGCCGCCTGAGCGTAGACGCGGGCCGAGCCCGGCGCGCGCATGGTCATGACACCGAGTTCGATCTTCCGGGCGTAGGGAACGGTGTTGGTGATGACCACCTCATCATCTGGCGACCAGTTCTTCAGGTTCGGCACGGCCGTTCCGCCGACGAACAGCGTATGCGAATTGCGGTAGAGGCCGGACAGCACCGGCGACAGTTCGAACAGCACCTCCATCGCGTACTGCACCACGGCGTCGAGGCGCGGGTAGAGGTAAGTGATGACGCCGTCGGCCCTGACACTTTCCTCGCGCGCGCCGATCTGGCCGTCGACGATGCGCGTAAAGCGCACCGGCCGGGGATCTGTGCGCATGACCTCGCCGTGCAATCGCTTCGCCGTCCGCACAATGGCTCGCTGCGTCGCCTCCGCCGTCGCGCGGCGGGCGACGTCGAAGCTCATCGAGCCGGGAGCGTACTTCAGCGCCATCGGCTGATTACCCTCTCACTATCATGTTGATGCGCACCAGCGTTCCACCGGGTCGCAGGAACTCTGGTTCGGCAACGATCGCGTGAGGCTTGCCGCCGATGACGACAAACTGACCCTTCTTCGGCTCACCAAAGCTCCCAATGCTGGCGGGGCTGATTCGCACGATCTTGTCGCCCTGGACGAGCCCCCCGATCAGTTCATCACGCGCCTTCACGGTGCGGACATGTGCGCGGACGGTCACCTGTCCAACGGTCGTGTTGCCCGTGCGCAGGATCACGTCCTCCCCCGCAGCCGCGAGATCGCGATCCAACGCCGCGATATGGTCTGCAGGCGTCGTCACAGCCGATGAATCCGCAGTGTTTTAAGCAGGCTGTTGCAGGACCGTTCAATCGTCTCCCTCGCCTTGTCCGGATCGACATAGGAGACGGAGCGAATATCCTCGGTCGCCTCGGAGCGCAGAAGTTGGCCGCTGACTGCCTGCCGCTTCAGGTCCAGCACCGACAGGATGATCGCCTGACGCGCCTTCTCAGGCATAGGGCCGGTCTGCATGTCGCCGCCCGTGGCGCCTGCCGTGCCGTTGTAGCCCGCCTTGAAGCGCACCCGCACGGCATCATCGAAGGAGCCGGGTGAGGGCCAGCTTTCACCGGGTAGCAGCATCAGCGAGGTCTCGTTGACGCGATAGACGCCCGTATCGAGCGTCTGCTCGATGCCAGCGGCGTCGAGATACTTGACCGATTCCACCTTGATCAGCGGCGGATAAGGAAGGCGGATCACGCCGCGGCAGGCGATCTCCGAAAAGCAGCCTGCGACGATCTCCAGCACCTGAGGGCCTAGCGCGCGTCCGAGCCATCCTCCTGGCCCATCGATATCCTCCGTCACGGAGGCGATCAGCGCCGCCACGGCGGAATCCGTAGGCCCGTGATCGCCGGCAATATCCGCCGGCGTCACGATCGGCGTCGGGGGCGTGATGACGCGGACGCGCATCGGGTCAGTTCGCTGCAGAAGCCGAACCGAGAACCGTCGCCCCCTGCGCCGCCGGCTTGCGACGAGGCTTCAGGATGGCGATCACCGAACCGAAGGCGATATTCGCGGTTGCGGAGACGCGCACGGCCTGGACATACCGCTTCGACGGCCGAAACACCTCCGACACAAGCGTCTTGTCGTTGATGTCGTCGTTCGTGGCGCTCGTGGAAGAGACGGCCGTGCCGGTGATTTCCTCCATGCCGCTGTCGCTGTCGGCGTCGTTCTGCTCGATCTTGAGCGTCGCAACGCCGGTAGCGGTGCTGTCCGTCACGGTGGCGAGAAACATCACGGACTCATAGTCCGCCATGTCGATGCGGCTGGAATTGCTGTCGGTGTTGCTGGCGTTGGCCACCGGCGCGCCGACGGTGCGAATTTCGAGATTGTCGGATAGCTTGTGCATCTCCGCAGTCCTTTCTGAAATGGGTTTCTGGCTTTTGAGCCGTCACCGGAGGCGACGGCTCATGGATGCTTCAGGCGGAGCCGGAATCAGTCGCCGAACTTGAGGAACTTCAGCGACTCGAAATTGATCGCCGCGCCACCGACGCGCTTCGTCGTGTAGAAGCCGACATAGGGCTTGTTGGTGAGCGCGTCGCGCAACACACGGATGCCGATGC